TTAGAGCGATAAAAACAATTAAACCTACAAACTACGAAAGAATTAAAAATATGAGCGTGGAGGAAATGGCGCAAACATTATTTAACCACCAATTTGGGCATTGCTCGGAATGTGCTTTCAAAAACAAGGAGTGCAGCGGCAATTATTTTGATGATTTAAGCTGCATATTTGGGATAAAAAAATGGCTCGAAAGCGAGGTGACGGATAATGCGTGAAATACTATACAAAGGTAAGCCGAAAAATGAATTAATCGATTGGGTATATGGTTACTATTTTTACAGCGAATTAACTTGCAAGCATTACATTATGGGCGAAAGCAAAGATTATGGTTATACCTGCATTGAGGTTATCCCCGAAACAGTCGGGCAGTACACGGAACTTAATGACAAGAACGGCACGAAGATATTTGAGGGGGATATTGTAAAGTATAATCTTTATGTGAATGGTGATATAACAGAAGAAAAAGAAACGGTAAGATATAGCGAATATACGGCGGACTATTCTCCTTTTTCAAGTGCATACAGCTGTGATGGATGCTGTTGCGGCGTGGCTATAGAAGAAACGGAAGTAATCGGCAATATCCATGACAACCCGGAACTGTTAAATACGGAGGATAGCCAATGAATTTACAGCCTACAGTATGCAATATTTGCGGCGGAAAAGTCGAATACATAAGCAATGACAAGATATACGGCAGAAAATACGGCAGCGGTTACTGTTATCGCTGTACTAAATGCGGCGCCTATGTGGGGACGCATAAATCAAGGCCACGGATAGCGTTTGGCATTTTGGCAAACAAAGAAATGCGGGAAATGAAAATGGCTTGCCATGAAGTATTTGACGCGCTGTGGGATACGTCAAAGCAGCGTAAACGTCTATACAAAAAGCTTGCAAAACGGCTTAATATTGATGCAGCTGATTGTCATTTTGGTTACTTTGACCTTGATATGCTAAATTCGGCGTATATCATAATTACGGGGGATAGCTTATGAATTTACAACCTATGAACAAATATCACAACAAAAAGACAGAGGTTGACGGAATTATTTTTGACTCAAAAAAAGAAGCGAATAGATACATAGAATTAAAGATGCTTGAAAGAGCGGGGAAAATACATGATTTACAATTGCAAGTAAAATTTAGACTTATACCCCCGCAATACGCAAGCCCTGACGGGGTAAAAAAAGGCAAATGCTTAGAGCGGGAATGTTCATATGTAGCCGATTTTGTTTATTATCAATACGGCGTAAAGGTCGTTGAAGACACAAAAGGGAAAAAAACAAATGATTATATTATTAAGCGCAAATTGATGTTATACATGCACAATATTAGGATTAAAGAGGTGTAGGGAATGGGTGTAAATTGGTGTATTTTTGCAATCCAGAGATTAAGAGATTACGAGAACAAAAAACAGGCAATAAAAAACATAAATGAGCAGATACAAATTTTAAATGAAAAATATGTGTCTATACGTTCCGCGACCACTGACGGCACGCCAGTACAGGACAATAACAATAAGCGCGAAGAAATGTTAATTTACAACATATCAAAGCGTGAAGAATTACAGCAAAATCTTAAAATCATAACGCACGAAATTGAAATAACGGAAAACGGGCTTGATGTGTTGACATACGAGGAAAAGAAAATATTAAATGATTTTTTTATAAACCGGCGCAAAGATTATATTTTAAGATTGTGTGACGAGTTACATATAAGCAAAACGGAACTTTACAGGAGTAAAGATGAAGCATTAAAAAAGTTTACAGTTGCTTGTTACGGCATTGTTGAGTTTTGAAAGTTGGGAAAAATCCGGGACGCACAGGCATAAAAAACGGAGTATAATGTAATTGTGAAGTTGTGTAAACAGCTTTGCAAAAAATACAATTCATTTTACTTTCTTTCTGTGGCGGCGGGGCGCAGTGTTTACAAACACTGCGCTCTTGCTTATGCACACTTTTTGTAATTGAAAGTTAACGAGTAAAAAAAAGGGGGGCTTGTTATGTTAACCCCAAAACAAGAAAGGTTTTGCCAAAATTTAGAAGTAAAAAGGATGTCGCAACGGGAAGCATATATAGACGCTTACCCAAATGCAAAAAGAAGTAAACCGTCAACACAAGACGAAAATGCTTGTAGGCTTGCGAATGACAGCAAGATTTTAGCAAGACGAGAGGAAATAAGACAGGAAGAAGCGGGAAAAATAGCACAAGAGGCTAAATGGACACGTCAAGACGCATTTAAAATATTAAATAAGCTGATAAATAGAGCGGAGCAGGAAATGCAAACAAGCTCCGAAATGAACAGCCCCGCTGTATCAGCTATTATAAACGCAGTAAAAGAACTAAATACAATATACGCAGTAGCAGAGAAACAAGAGGGCGGGGGAATACTTGACGACATATTAAATGCTGTAAGAGGTATTGACAATGATTGAGTTTAGTGACAAACAAGCCGAACTTGTAAAGCTGCTGAAAAGGAACGAATTGAAGCGCATAAACCTATTAGAGGGTGCAGTGCGCTCCGGTAAAACGTGGATAAGCTTAATTGTATTTAGTTTATGGGTTGCAACTCAATCCAAAGACGCAACTTTGTTAATGGTTGCAAAGACATTGACATCACTAAAAAGGAATTGCCTTGAATTGCTTCAAAGCCTTATCGGGGAGCAAAATTTTACGTATAATCTATCACAGAAACAAGGGCTTTTATTTGGGCGCGTTGTTTATTTAGAGGGTGTAAATGATGTAAGAGCAGAGGGTAAAATCCGTGGTATGACATTAACGGGTGCGTACTGTGACGAGGTTACGCTATTTACAGAGGATTTTTTTACAATGCTTTTGTCCCGTTTATCAATGCCGGGGGCAAAACTGTTTTGCACAACCAACCCGGACGCGCCGGGGCATTGGTTAAATGTTAAATACATTCAGCGCGCAAATGAGCTTGATATGCTGATATGTAAATATAATATAGACGATAATAAAACGCTTGATAAAACTTATGTGGAAGCCTTAAAAAAGGAATACACAGGGGTATTTTACAAGCGTTTTATTTTGGGTCAATGGGTAGTTGCGGACGGGGCTTGTTATCCGCAGTTTGCAGACACCCCGGAAAAGTATATCATTGACACAGTGCCAGACAATCAAAACTTTATATCTATTGGTTTAGACTGGGGCGGCAATAAGAGTTTAACAGCGTTTACAGCGACAATGATACACGGCAATTTTGAGCGCATAGGATTTATAAAAGATTACCACATAACAGGGCGCAAAGGAACAATTGACGGTGACAGGGTAAGCACAGAGTTTATTCGGTTTGCAAAAGAATTACAAGCGGAATTTAAAGCACCGGTAAGATATGCATTTTGTGACAGTGCGGAACAGTATTTAAACGCAGGACTCGCAAAAGCTGTTAGAGCGGCAGGGCTTAATATATCAATAGGCGACAGCCACAAAGCAGAAATTGTGCAGCGCATTATATGTTTAAATACTCTTTTTAACACTGGGCGTGCGTATGTGTTGCGGCGTTGTAATTTAGTAATAGACGGGTTGCGGTCTGCAATGTGGGACGAAAAGGCAGCGGCAAAAGGAAAAGATAAGCGGCTTGATGATTTTACAAGTGATATTGATATTGTTGATAGTGCTGAATACTCTTTTAGCCGTTTTATACAACAATTAACACCGCACTGATAAAGGAGCAAAAAAATGATAAGAGGAACGACACCGACATTTACCTTTGATACAGATATAGACTGTACTCAACTTGATTTGCTGTGGGTCACTTTTCTGCAACAGGACAAGGAGGTTTTCACTAAATATTTATCTGACTGTGTGATTGACGGAAATGTAATCAAAGTTACTCTGTCGGAGAAGGACACTTTAATGTTTGACCACCGTAAAAATCCTGTGGAGATACAGCTTAGAGCAGGCATTGGGAAAATACGGACTGCGACTGACCCTATGTACACAGAGGCAAAGAGAATCCTGAAAGACGGGTGTTTGGAATGAATTTTAAAGTTAAATTTAAAGAGGAAACGCCGCCTTTTAACGTTAAGTTTGGCTGGAATAACGGCGAGTTTGAGGCGGGCAAGGCGGAGGGTGTAAAGAGCGAGTATGACAGGTTTTGGGACATCGTACAGCCCACTAGACGAACTATATATATGTATATGTTTACTTATTGGGATTGGGAGTATGGCGACCCCAAAAAACCGATTGTGATTGATAATGCAAATATCAGTATTATTGGTATGTTTTATTATTGCATAAATTTAAAGACAATAAATGCAGAAAAATTTGATTTTGTAAAGGTGAGTACTGCAAACAATTTGTTTTGTTGGTGCCAGTCGCTGGAAAGTGTGCCAAAAATAAATTTATGCAGTACAAATTTAACCAGTGCATATGCAAATTGTTATAAACTGCGTACAATCGGGCTGCTCGACGTATCCGGAATAACCGTGATTAATGGACTTAATGATACATTTAAAAACTGTTATGCGTTGGAAGACATAGGTGAGGTACGCGGGCAAATATCACAAAACGGTCTTAATTTGCAATGGAGCACAAAACTCAACAAGGCAACAATTGTAAGGATTGTGAATGCGTTATCTCTCGGTACAAACGGACTGACTGTTACGTTTAGCCAAGTCGCAAAGAATAACGCGTTTACTGACGAAGAATGGGCTGTATTGATAGGCACGAAACCAAACTGGACTTTTAGCTTAGCATAAAGGAGTTTGACATGAGAACCAGAATTATTTTGTATGCGGATGAGGGAAAAGTTTTAACCAATGGCGAAATTTACGGTAAAGAGATTTATCTTGCAGAGGGTATGAGTGCGGATAATTTTCGCGAGATTACAGATGCGGAATATGAGGCAATACAGGCACAACATGAGGTGGAAGCATGACAAACGATTTTAAACAGTCTGACGTTATTGGGTTGGCTGTAGAATACCTAAACAAAAAATATAATACAAATATTGACACACAGTATTATACACATATCCGCACATGGCGTATGTGGTGGGAAGGATACGTGAAAGAAGTACACAGCTACAGGGAATTAGGTGTTGACAATGCACCCCGTTTGCGTGAGCTGTATCGTCTGGGAATGGCAAAGAGGATTACAGAGGATTGGGCCTCTCTACTACTCAATGAAAAAACGGGCATTGTGTTAGAGGATAAACAATCAAGTGATTGGCTGTTAGGCAGCGACAGCGAACAGGGCGCGGGCGGTGTGCTTGATGAAAATAATTTTTGGGCAGAGGGCAACGAGCTTTTGGAAAAGGCGTTTGCATATGGTACGGGAGCATTTGTAGCAAGGGCAGACGGAGCAAAAGTAAACAGCAAGGGCGCAGTTATCCCGGATAACGCTTGTAAGGCGGCGATTGAATATGTTGACGCACTTAGTATAATCCCCCTGTCGGTGGAAAAATCACGTATTACGGAAGCGGCGTTTGTATCAGAGTTTACAAAGCGCGGCAAGTCGTATGCATATATAGAGACGCACACAAAAGCGGACAACGGCAATTATCAAATAGAAAACGAATACTTTATAATTGACGGCGCACAGCTTAAAAAATCTGATTTGCCGGACGGTATCGCGCCGTTAATCGACACAGGAAGCCCGCGCCCGTGGTTTGCTCTTGTATATCCGAATATAACGTGTAATATCAGCACCAACAACGGTTTAGGAATGAGTGTATATGCAAACGCGCTTGACAGTTTAAAAGCCGTTGATATTGCATTTAACAACTTTGTGCGCGATTTTAAACTTGGCGGCAAAAAGGTATTTTATAATAAATCAATGCTGCAAACAAACGCGGAGGGCAAAAATATCACCCCTGATGATGTTATCCAGCAGCTTTTCCAGCAGGTCGGGGACGGTGTAGACTTTGACGCGAAATATATGGTGCAGGAGTTTAACCCGTCTTTAAGGGTGCAGGAAAATAAAGACGGCGTTCAGGCGCAACTTGATTATTTATCTTTTAAATGTGGAATGGGAACAAAGCGGTACCAATTTGAAAGCAGCGGCATAAAAACCGCAACAGAATACAGCGGAGAACGTCAGGAACTGGTACAGCACGCACAGCGACACGCTATTGTATTAGAAAGCGCATTAAAAACACTTTGTAAGGCTTTGCTATATATCGGCAAGGCTTTTTGTGGTGCAAATGTAGACCCGGAAACGCCTGTTACAATTAATTTTGAAGACGGATTTATTATTGATGATAACGCGGCAAAAGAAAGCGACAGACAGGATATAAGGGACGGAATTATGCAACCTTATGAATATCGTGTAAAATGGTACGGCGAAACGGAAGAGGACGCAAAAGCCGCGATTGAAGGAATGAAAACAGCAACAGAAAACCCGTTTAATTTTGGGGCGTGATTAAATGGCATTAGACCCTACATTGTTAGACAGTTTACCCGCAACGCTTGTAAATATGTATGCAGATGTTGAATTGTCAATACTTGAAGACATGGCGCGGCGCATATCAACTTATGATTACTTTATCCCTGCCGCACAACATCAATTACAGAAATTACAGGAGCTTGGCGGCGTGCAAAGTGAGATAATTGCAAAATTATCTGCTATGACCGGGAGGACACAACAGGAAATTGTCGATTTGCTGACAGAGGCCAGTGAAGCGGCGATTGCTGATGATGTGGAATATTACAAGGCGGCAGACGTTTATAAACCGTCAGAGATAAACACGGAGGCATTGCACAAGCAGTTAAACGCCGGATTATTGCAAACACAACAGGCTTTTAAAAATATCACAAGGACAACGCCGAACAGTGGCGGGCAGCAATTTATTACAGCACTTGACAGAGCTTGGACGCAGATAAATGTTGGCGGCATGGACTACAATACAGCAATAAGAAACGCAATTAAGGACTTAGGGGAAAAAGGACTTGACGCTGTGACGTATAACAAAACCGGAAGGACTGACACAATAGAAGTCGCTGTGCGGCGCGCTGTTGTAACCGGCGCAAATCAAACAGCGATAAAAACACAGGAAGCTTTGGCAGACGAATTAAACGTTGATTTGGTAGAGGTAACAGCCCACGGCGGCGCGCGTCCTGCACATGCAAAATGGCAAGGTCAATGTTTTAGCCGTAAAGGGCGCGTAAAAATTGACGGTGTTGTATATGAGGATTTAGCAAAGGCAACAGGATATGGGAAAGCTGGTGGGTTATGCGGTGTAAATTGCCGGCATAATTTCCACCCATACATTCCGGGCGCACCTAAAGCATACAGCAATAAGCAGTTAAAAGATTATAACGCAAAGGATATTGATTACAACGGCGAAAAATATACCGAGTTTGAAATATCACAAATGCAACGAAAATTAGAGCGTGATATGAGGGCGCAGAAAAGAACGATAGCCGCCCTTGAAGCTGGGGGACAAGACGCGAGCGCAGAGCGCGCAAAACTTAGCAAACTAAGTAAAACATACACCGATTTAAGTAAGCAAACCGGGCTGAAACAACAAAGGCAGCGCACACAGATTGCATGATAAATCATAAAAAATAGCTGATATAGATTAAAAAGCAACCAAAGCGGTTACACCGCCAAAATGGTTGTTTTTTTAATACAAAAATAGTCTACCATGCAGACATTTAAACGCACGGACGCACTTACGCTGACCGACAGCGGCATTATAAATAAAAGGGATATTTAGTGCGGGAAAGGACAAACAATGGACAAACTTAAAGCATTATTCGGGGCGGAGGCCTTGACGTGGGAACAGTTACAAGAAAAGTTAGAGGGTAACAAAGATGTAAAACTTGCTAACCTTGCAAGCGGCGGCTATGTCGACAAAAAGAAATTTGAGGACAAAGTGACCGAGCTTGACACAGCTAACAACACCATTACAGGGCTAAAGGACACCGTCGCAAAGTTTGACGGCGTGGACGTTGAAAAGCTTAAGACGGACGCGAAAGACTGGGAAGAAAAATATAACACAGACATTGCAGCGGTAAAGCTGGATAGTGCTGTTAATATGGCACTTGTCGAAGCAAAGGCAAAAAACCCGAAACTTGCAAAGGCAGCACTTGATATGTCACTGGTTAAAATGGACGGTGATAAACTTTTGGGGCTGTCTGAACAGTTGGAAAACATTAAGAAATCAGACCCGTATTTGTTTGATGTTGAAGACACGAACAACGAACCGGGCGGCGCGCGTGTATCAACAGGCGGCGCGCACGTAGGAAGTCAAAACACTGACACATTTATGGCTGCGTTAATGAAAGGCGCAGGCATAGAAAATGAAAAAAAGGAGTAGATGAAAAATGGCAAACACAATTGCATTAGCAGAAAAATTTGTGCCCGTAATTGATGGCATTTATAAAAAAGCCTCTCTTACGGCTGCACTTGACGCACCGAAACAGGTCAATTTTGACGGCACAAACACCGTGAAAGTGATGAAAGTAACCACAACGGGATTGGGTGACTACTCCCGCGAAAATGGTTATGCAAAAGGAAATGTGACTGTTGCATGGGAGGCGCTGTCATTAAGCGAAGACCGGAGCGCAGAACTCAATGTTGACAGAATGGATAATGAGGAAACTTTGGGACAGGCGTTTGGCATGGCAATGAATGAATTTATCCGGCTGAATGTTGCGCCCGAGGTTGACGCCTACAGGTTTGCTAAATATGCAAGCGCAACGGGGATCAGCAAAGCGACAGCGGCAAAAATTACAACCGGTGCGGCTTTGCTCACTGCGATTGATGAGGCAACTAAAACCCTTGACGCAAACGAAGTTTCTGACGACAGAGTTTTGTTTGTATCGACGAACATGAAACCGTTGTTAATGGGCGCGTTAACAAGGGAATGGGGCAGCGAAAACACCGTTTCCCGCGTTTTGAACGGTTACAACAATATGCCGATTGTATATGTGCCGCAAAGCAGATTTTATACTGCTGTTACGCTTAACAGCGGGGCGACTACATGGGGCTATACAAAAGCGGATTCTGCGGCAGACATCAATTTTATGATGATTTCGAAATCCGCTGTATTGCAGGCCACCAAAATGGCACTGCCGAAAGTATTTACACCGGACGAAAACCAGAGTAAAGACGCATGGCTGTTCCAGTATCGTTTGTATCATGACGCTATGGTTTACGCAAACAAAGCAAACGGCATTTATTTACACAATGCAACTACAGCGTCTGCCTAAGTAAAGGGGGCAGCTTAAATGCTTATCAGTAACGGAACGATTACAAGGAATATATCAGAAAAGCAATTGCCAGAGTATAAGGCAAAGGGATATGAGGTTGTAGAAGTTACAACCTCTAAACCAAAAAAAACCGCCAAAAAGACGGGTGAGAAATAATGTATAGTGATTATACGTTTTATTTAAACGCGTACAAAGGTACGATTTCGGAACCAGAATATGCGCGCCTTGTAGTGCGCGCCGAAGCAGAAATAAACCGTATGACATTACAAAGAGCAAAAACGGCAACAGGTGACGACTTGACAGCCGTAAAATATGCGGAATGTGCAGTGGTTGACGAATTATCTTATCAATCATTGGGCGGCTCCGGTGACGTGACAAGCGAAAGCAATGACGGCATATCCCGAAGTTATGCAACCGGGGCTGTGTCTAAGTCGTCAAGGCAAAGAATAGACGCGGCGGCCTACACATGGCTATGCTCCACGAACCTTTGCGCGGCGCCTGTTTAAGGGGGTGCAAAAATGTTAGAGTGTAACGAGACAATAACATTAGTCCACCAGCTTAAAGATGATGACGACACTTTGGTATGTCACACGGTAAAAAATTGCTCATGGTTTGAAAAACTAACCATAACGACATCTGCTGACGGCGCAAAGCCTGTTAACACGTTTGAGGTGCGTATATTTGACGCCTTAAACGGCATTATAATTGCGCGCGGTGACTATTGCGTAAAAGGGATAGTAACCAACATAGAAAAGCCGTCTGACCTAAAAAATGAAACGTATTTCCGCATTACCGCAATTGGTAACAATATGCGGGGCGGTTTGGCGCATTGGAGGGTGAGCGGGCAATGAGTGTGACGGTAAAGTCTGACATTAACGCGAACAAAATACTGAAAAAATTAGGGTTAGGCAGTGATAAAAGGGCACAAAAGTTTCTTGCTTCTGAAATAAAGCGGTTTTGTGACCCGTATGTACCTATGCAGCATGGCATTTTGAAAGCTAACGCCACAATAGCTGCTGACGGCTCTGCTATTATCTATCATCAACCATATGCACATTATCAGTATTACGGGCAAGTAATGGCAGGACGCGCACCAAAGCACTACACCGGCGACAAATTAAATTATCACGGCGCACCCATGCGCGGGGCGCAGTGGGACAAGCGCATGATGGCAGATAAATCCGGGGAGCTAACAAAAAGCTTGGAGGCGTACATAAAAAGAGGGGGCTAACTATGACAGTAATGCAATGCATACAGCAGTGGTTAAAAACATACAGCGGGCTGTCTGGTCGGCTTGACGTTGATTTTTTAGATGAAGACGCGGAAACATACAGCGTTGACACGATACCGTGTGAAGAGGTTTTAAAGCGGTATTATGACGGCAGCACAAGAAAACAATTTCAGTTTGCCGTGTCGTCCCGGCGGTTTTACGAGCAAAATATAAAACAAAATCTTAGTAACCTGCAATTTTTTGAGGATTTGACGGCGTGGGTAGAACAAAAAGCCCGCGCCCGTGAATTGCCTGTTATGGATAATGACAGGACAGCGCAAAAGATTGTTGTTACATCAACGGGTTATCCGTTTATGGTTGATGAGACGGGGAAAGCCCGTTATCAAATACAAATGAGACTGGAATATTATCAAAAAAGGAGCGATTAGAAATGAAATTAAGTGAACTTATGTCAGGTGTAACGCTTGACGCCGATTTTACGGGGTTTGTTACAAATGACGATTTTGTGTTGGCTGTAGACTGCGGCGAAACACCAGCAACCGATTTTACAAGCGCAAAGGATTTTGCAGTAGTGCAAATGGGTGTTGCTGGCCTTGACAGCAATTTAAACCCGATTACACAGGACAAAACCTACATTCGCGCCGGACAGTCAACCGCAAAAACAGGCAATCAGCGCAGTTTTGCCGTGACCGGTGATAGATACATTGGTGACGATTTTCAGGACTTTGCGCTGGGGCATGCGATTAAGTACGGCACGGGGCAAACGGTCGTTAGAAAATATGTTTATTTTAACATTGTAACAGGCAAAGGCGAAAGCGGCGACTGCTGCATTATCGTAAACAGTGACGGCAGCGGCGAGGCTGGAAACAGCTCTGAAATTGATATTGAGCTGAAAAAGTCGGGCGCTGCACCGTCGGAGTACACTTACACAACGACAGCGTAAACAAACACAGGGGGCTTTTATTAGCCCCCTTTATTTTTTTAAGGAGTGGAAATAATGGCAGAATTTAAATATATAGATTATTCGTGCGATTTAAAATTTGGCGACAATACGTTCGAATTGCCGCTAAACGAGCAAACCGCGGAACTGATTGAAAAAACATTTAATGACAGTTTGATTAAACAGGAGTTAAAAAGCATTGACGACATTAACAGATTTTATAATCAGTTAATGGACGGCATAGACAAAGTGCTTGGAGACGGCGCCGCAGAAAAGATTATGGCGAGATTTGCACACCCCGGCATGATGGAAATTATGAGCGTTATCAATTACATTACGGCGGAGTGGAAAAAACAATATGAAAGCGTTGTTGAAGAAATGAAAAAGACTGCCGATTTACCCAACAGAACAACGCGCAGAGCGGCAAGACATTGAATATCCTAGTAGACACCCTGCCGACAACGGTAAACACGTCAGAGGGCGTTTTTGCGCCTGAAACAGACTATCGTGCCGGGATTGCATTTGAGTTGGCCGTGCAGGGGGTGAAAGACCTTACGCCGGAAATCGTAGAACAGCTCATGGATATATTTTACCCGGACGGGATGCCGGAAAATATAACCGGTGCATGGGAAGCCATGATTTGGTTTTATCGGTGCGGGAACGACCATACGGAACCAGACGACAAGCCAAAGAGCAATAAACGCGCATATGCTTTTGATGTTGACGCGGAAACGATTTACGCGGACTTTTGGCGGTATTATAACATTGATTTGTCAAAAGAACGTTTACACTGGTGGAAATTTCGGGCGCTGCTTTTAGGGCTGCCGGAAGACAGTGCATTTAAAGAGCGCATATATTACAGGACATGCGATTTAAAAGGACTGCCAAAAAAAGAAAAAGAGCGAATTTGTAAAATCAGAAAACAAATTGAAATTAAGGACGAAATAGGCGTTAAAACAACGCTTGAAGAGAGAAACAATAAAATGATTGCATATGTAAAAAAACGCAGCACAGAGGCAAAAAGAGAGGTGAAATCATAATGGCAGATGGAAGCGTTGAAATAGAAATCAAAGCAGAGTCCGGGGACGTCAAAAAGAAGCTTGACAATGTGGGGGACGCTGCGGAAAAATCTGCGAAAGGGCTTGACGATTTAGGCGACAGCACAGCAAATACGGGAAAAGAATTTGGTGCGGCTGATGTTGCGATTGGCTCATTTGTGGGAAACGCGCTGTCAAGTTTAGCAAGCAAAGTTGTGGAAAGTATTGGGAATATTGCCGCTCTTGCAGAAGAGACGCGGGAATACAGGGACGACATGGCAAAACTTGACACCGCGTTTACAACGGCAGGACACAGCACGGACGCGGCAAATAAATCATATACTGATTTTTATGCAATACTGGGCGAAAGCGACAGAAGCGTGGAAGCGGTTAACCACCTCGCAGAATTAACGAACAATGAGCAAGAACTTGCCGAATGGTCTACAATTGCGGCGGGTGTAACTGCAAAATTCGGTGACAGTTTACCGATTGAGGGATTGACGGAAGCGGCGAACGAGACCGCAAAAGTAGGACAAACAACCGGCGTTTTAGCGGACGCGCTGAACTGGGCATCTGCTGACAGCAGTGTATTTAAAGATGCACTGGGCGGCAATAACAAAGCCATGACAGCTTTTAACAAGGCGATAAAAGAGGGTTTACCGGTAGAGGACGCATTTACAGCGGCACTCGGAGAAATGAAAACAGAACAAGAGCGCTCCGCAGCCATTACAAGCACATTAAACGGGCTATATTCGGACGCCGCGGGGCAATATAACGAGTTGACCGCGTCCACACAGGACGCACGCCGTGCAACCGCAGAAATGGAACAGGCGGAAGCAGATTTGGGCGCGGCTATTGAGCCATTAACAACCGCATGGACGCGGTTAAAAACAGACGGTATGCAATGGCTTATTGATACAGGACTGCCAGCAATCCAAACCGGGTTTGGCTGGGTAAAGGATAATATCCCGGCTATTGCTACATTAGTAGGTGGATTGGCGGCGGTTTGGGCTATATATAATAAAGAAATGATTATAACCAAGATAAGCACATTGGCAGCGGCGGCGGCACAAACGGCGTTAAATATAGCGCAAAATATGTCACCGCTTGGGTGGATAGTTTTAGGTATTACGGCAGTTGTAACAGCATTTTTATTATTGTGGAATAACTGCGAGGGATTTCGGAACTTTTTTATCGGCATGTGGGAAGGCATAAAAGCAGCATTTCAAGCGTTTTTGGAATTTATGACGCCCGCATGGGAAGCGATAAAAGCCGCGTTTCAATCTTTTATCGAATTTATTACGCCGATATGGGAAGCATTAAAACAGAAATTTACAGAGGTATGGAACCACATTGTAGAAACATTAACCCCTGTTATTGCCGCTGTTGTAGGAGCATTTCAGCAGGCATGGGAATTAATAAAGGTTGTATGGGATAAAGTACAGCCGTTTTTTGCCGCATTGTGGGAGGGAATAAAAGCCGTATTCTCTGTTGTTAGTGCTGTTTTGGGTGCGTTTTTTAAGGCGGCATGGGAAGCGATTAAAGTTGTATGGGACTTAGTTCAGCCTTATTTCAAAATATTGTGGGAAGGTATAAAAGGCGTTTTCTCGGTAGTTGTTGCCGTTCTTGGCGGATTTTTTAAAACTGCATGGGAAGCAATAAAAGCCGTTTGGGACACTGTGACCGGTTATTTTAAAACAATATGGGAAACAATCAAAGGCATATTTGCTGTAGTAAAAGATGTATTAACGGGCAACTGGAAAGATGCATGGGAAGGCATTAAGGGAATTGTTAAAACATGGGCGAATTTTTTTAAAGGAGTTTGGAACAGCATTAAAGGCGTTTTTTCCGCCGTTGGGTCTTGGTTTAAAGGTGTATTTCAGGCGGCTTGGGACGGCATAAAAAACGTATGGAGTTCTGTAAAAGAGTTTTTCAGCGGAATTTGGGAAAAAATTAAAAGCGCGTTTAATATCGGCGATATGCTGGATATTGGGAAAAACTTGATAAAAGGCTTGTGGGACGGTATTAATAATTCCGTAAAATGGCTGCTTGATAAAATCAAAGGTTTTTGCGGCAGTGTTTTAGATGGTTTTAAAAGCTTTTTTGGTATCAAGTCGCCGTCACGAGTTATGCGCGACCAGGTGGGCAAAATGCTTGCAGAAGGTATTTCTGTAGGAATTGATGAGGGAAAAGACGTTGTGTTAAAATCGGCAAAAAATCTAATGGAACAGCTGACCAATATTACAGAAAAAGAAACTGCTGCAACGACACAAACAGTAAAAGACCTTTTAACAGAAAGAACAAAAATCCAGAAAAAATATGCAGATGATTTAAAAGTCGTAAAAAATGATGAAACAAAGACAATCGAACAAAAAAACGATGAAATCACACGACTTGACGAACAGTATGTAAAAGACTTTGCCGCAAACCGCGAAGGCATAAAGAAAATAGCAACGACCAAAATGCAGGAGCTGACAAAGCTTGACGAGGACTACAAAACCAAAGCGACAAAGATTTGGACGGACCTTGACGACGCAATTGCAAAACTGCATGAAGATTATGCAAACCAGTTGGAAAGTAAAACAAAAAGCATTGCCGACTCTTTGGGACTGTGGGCAGAGGCCACCAAAAACGCAGTAACGGGCGAGGATTTGCAGAAAAATCTTGACTCACAAGTTGCAATGCTGGAAGACTATAATGCGGCGATTGATAGCTTGTCGGAACGCGGCGTTGGCGAGGAATTTATAAACGAGCTGAAAAAACTTGGCGTAAAAGCAACAGGCGAAATTGAAGCATTAAACTCCATGACAGATGAAGAACTCACAAAATACGTTGAAACATGGGGCGAAAAAAATGCGCTTGCCGGGGAAGCTGCGCGGGAAGAATTAGAGCCGGTTTTAGTCGAAACAATGTCAAGTATTACACAGTTGAGGGAGGACGCCACCGCAGAATATGAGCAATTACGTGCAGACTACGAAGACCAAAGCAAGGCCCTTATTGAAGAACTCAAAGAAGCCATGATGGCAACGGGTGACGCTGGATATTTAGAATTAATATCACAGCTTGACGACTACAAAGAGGCGGGCGCGTCTTTAATGGACGGTGTAATTGCCGGTGTTGCTTATAAATCCCCCGAAGTAACCGCAGCAGTAGCGGAGGCAGTTAAAAGGGCAATTGTCGCGGCAAAACAAGCGGCTGGAATTGCAAGCCCGTCAAAGGTAATGAAAAAAGATGTAGGATATAATCTTGCTGCCGGTCTACAAGAGGGTTGGAGTGACAAAATCGCAGCTATAAAAGACAAAATGGCAACAGACATGAAAAGTATAACCGCCCGCGTAAAAACGGCTGTAAGCGTGGAAAATGCACGCATGAACAGCGGAATAGGGACGCGGGACACTGGATTTGCCGAAATTGCCCGCGCTGTTGGATTGCAAACGGCAGGGATAAACAGTTTGTCGGCAGAATACAAACGCGGAAAAGGGAACGCAAGACCTATTATTTTACAGCTTGACAGGCGGGAACTTGGCCGCGCGGTTGTAGATGTAGGCGGCGAGGAGGAAAAGCGCGTGGGCGTAAAACTTGCGTTGAACGGGGTGTGAGGAAATGATTACATTATGCAAAATAGACGGAACAAATTATGATGTGCTGGTTACGGCCATTGAAGAGGTGACAGAGGTCGTCGAGGGAGAAAACAGCGGGACGTCATTATACAGACAAAGAGAAATCCGTGACATTATGGGCATTAAATATGCCCATAATGTTACATTCTCACCGGACAACGACCCGGAAGCATTTGACGCGCTTTTTCAGTATCTGTTTGGAAATGTCCGCGAAAGCGTAATAATTGAAGTAGTACATAACCAAACGACAATCATTTATGAAGCGGCATACTCTACAGGGGCACGCCGTGTTGCATACATAAATGACGATACAAATACGGTTGGCTGGGACGAATTAACCGTGGAATTTAGGAGCATTGAAACGATTGTACAGCCGAACGAGGGGGCGACAACGTGAGCGTGAAGATAGTATATAAAGATATTGCTGTCGGCGCCGCGGAAACTGCTGCTGTGGCAACAACATCACGGCAAGGTTTTAGCGATACAAGCCAAATTTTTGCTGGTGTTGAGCCGCCGGCAATCACGACATGTGAGTTAAACGGCTGGGGCTTGTCGCATGATTATAAAACATACAATAATCAACCGATTGCATTTTGGAGCAGTGTGCGGAGCGGATACGATTGCGTATTTACATCACCCCCTACAATCACAATATTGTGGGGCAATTTAAACTATACATCAACCGGGCTGTCAATTAAATTTGCGCCGGAAAGTAACGACTATTGCCGTAAAATTACGGTTACATGGTATCAAGACAATACCGCCAAATTTAGCGGCACATATTATCCAAACACTGCACAGTATGTTATAAATCAAACGGTTGAGGCATTTGATAAAATCGTGATTGTATTTAATGAGACAAATCTGCCCGTTAAACGGTGCAAAATAAACGGGATAACAATTGGCGTTGTGCGGGAGTTTGAAGCGGACGAATTAAAAAACGTGTCGGCGGTGCATGAAGTGGAATTAATCTCTGAAACAGTGCCAATAAACGTTCTCGACGCCGAAATTCGCAGCAAAGATGACATTGACTGGATTTTCCAGAAAAAACAACCGATTGAAGCGTATAACGATGGTAATTTGATTGGTGTATATTACATGGAGCAGGGGCAGCGCAGCGGCAAATATGACTTTAGCATATCATGTCATGATGCTATCGGGCTTTTAGACCTTGCTGCAACGGCGGGCGGTTTGTGGATTGAGGACACGCCAATAACAACCATAATAAACGAGGCCATAAAAAGCCCTGTAGAATTTGAGATTGACACGGCGTATAAAAACAGCACTTTGCGGGGATTTATTGAGCCGGGACAAACAGAGCGCGAAGCATTACAACAAATCGCGTTTGCGCTGGGTGCTATTGTTGACACGTCCGCAACTGGGAAAATTCGGCTCTGCCCTCCACCGTCTGATGATTATACGGCAATACCGCCAAAAAAAACATACACGGGCGGCACGGTTGAAACATCTGACACCGTGACAGGCGTGACAGTGACGGCGTATGTTATTTTTGATGAAAGACCGGGTGATGATGATGAATTTATCGAATTTAACGGCGTAGAATACAGGTATTACACAAGCACAAAACACGCGACAAATCCGAACACTGTCACATCAGACCCGGAAAACATAAAGACGTTTGACAAGTCGTATTTATGCAACCTGTCAAACGCGCAAACTTTGGCAGATAATATCATGGCATATTATATGCGCCGTAATAAGTATAGTTTTACCCACGTTTTAGACGGGCAAACGCCCGCCGGACGGTATCATGCATTGTTGCCGTGGGATGATGAGGCAAACGGCAATATCACAAAAATGACGATTACAACGTCAAATTTAACCGTTAGCAGCACGGAAATGTTGCTGGACGAATAAAGGGGGGGATATTGTGGCGTTTGATTTTACAAAACTCGTGACAGACCGCACCGCCTCTGATTTTGCGTATTGGCTGGAGCTTAGAAACAAAGGCTTTGACAAAATGAGCGCAACCGAGAAAACACGCTGGGAAACCGGAAACATGAAAGGCGCGTATAATGCAGGGGATTTAACCCGCGTTGGAACTGCATTAAATTATTTGCGTGACAGGCTTAACACTTGCGGGTATATTACATATCCAATGTGGTTTGAAGCGCGTACCGACTGGAATGATGCAAGTATTCCCACATCAACAGACTTGACACACTATTTAAAATGTGTGGCAACGATACGGGAAGCAATCGCACAGGCCCCGACTACACCGCCGACACCCACAGACACCGGCGCGCTCAATTATAACGAGGCAAACGACATTGAAAAAATTTTATATAGCACCGAAACGCTGATAAATAACATGATTGCAGCGTTATTTTTTTGTAATGATTTATATTGCGGGGAGGTTTAAACGTGATAGAAAAAGAGTTTAAAGACAGAGTGCCAACATATCCGGGGCGCGTGAAAATGACACCGGTTGCGGGGCAGGCAAACACGTATGACATGGAGCGCGCGGACAGCCCGACAGAAGCAGGCACACCAATGAGCAAAGAAACATTTGACAGCATGACACAAAGCAGATTGACGGGGCGGTATTATATGCCCAATTTTAGCAAAACAGAAAGTGGGAACTATACAGGGATTACGACAAACCCTATCCCGACAACATGGATTAAAGAAACAAGCGGTAGGGCATATTCCGGCGGATGGGTTATATCCTCCAGTATAAATGATAATTCGGAAGTTTATTATGCGGTTGACGGCGATCCAAACACCCGCTGGATAGCTGCACAAGGGGCAAGCGCAGAATTAATAATTGACGCCGGTAACGTGCTGACCGTTAAAAAAATGCGGTTACATACCGAGGCAATTAATGGCACATATACAAGTATAAGTATTAGCGGCTCAAATAACGGGACTGACTGGACGACAATTGACACGCTGACAAATGTTCCGAAGACCGAAGTCGAATTATCATTACCAACAACCAGCGCTTTTAAACTGTATCGCTTGTCGTTTGCAAACTCGTTGTCAAATGTCAGTGCGAGTGTTTGGACGTGGGAATTTAGCGAGTATGACATTAAGACGTACATAAACAATTTAACAATTACAAGCGGCGTGCCGATTGCGTGGACTGAGGGGCAAAAAATATCAATAAAAACCCCCGCGACTACGGACACATTTGCAGTTATCACCAATACATTAAATGGGGTTAATGTAAATACAATTTTGCAACCCGGGAAGCTTTATGAATTGCGGTATGTTGGCACGGCATTTGAAGCTAAGGAGGTTTAAAAATGCAACTTGTTTTATCAGGGAATAGGATATTGTCACATGGCGGGCAGGGAACAAAAAATAATATTACGTATCCTTTTATATCTACAACAAAAACCGTAAACGGGGTAACATATACAGACAACGGGGACGGGACTATCACTGTAGACGGTAGTCCGAGTGGCTATTCTGACTTTGGCATCTGCTCAATTGAGGAAAAAGGCGAATACACATTAACCGGATTGCCAGCAAATAATAATTTACTTTATGAGGTATCTATAAAGTATAAATCCGGCACGGAAACAGCAACAATTACAAGCGATAAAACGATACAAATTAATACATCTGATTACCTTATGTTTTCGTGGTTTACGATAAAGGTCAAACGTAATGCCAACGGCGTGCGTATTAATAGCGTGGTAGTTAAGCCGTATCTGACAAAAGACAAAAGTTTTGTATCAATGGGAGGCACTGTTATTTGTGAGCAAGACGGTAAAAGCTATCAAAACGCTACAGTGGCAGAATGTGATGGATACCCGTCCGACATTGACACGGTGGGATATGAGTATCACGCGGGCGTTTTTGTGCCGTGTGCGCCTTATGGAAAAGGTGAGGGTAATGTATTAGTAGCTGATAGTGGCACGCCAAAAGACAGCGGTTTGAAGTCAAGCAATTTGTTATTACAAGACTATGCCGCCGCGTCTTATTTGCCGGGCGGATATGGTTGGGCGCATTTGGTATATGGCAAAGATAAGTTTTTGGCGATTGGGTCACCTGGTACCAGTTCAACGGCTCTTGCATACAGTTATGACGGCATAAATTGGGCGTCGTCAACAATACCAACAAACTGCGGGGTAATTGCGTATGGCAATGGAATGTTTGTTGCATTACCAGCCAACGGCACAAAAGCAGCATACAGCACAGATGGCGTAAGCTGGAATACTACAACAATACCGGCAGGCAAATGGTCTGATGTTACATATGGTGCGGGCAAATTTGTGGCGGTGGAAACGACCGGGGAAAACGAAGGGGCATACAGCACAGACGGCATAAATTGGACGGTTTTAAATTTGCCGTACAACACCGACCGGTATTGGAGCAGCATTGATTATTACAACGGTATCTTTGTGATTGTGTCGAAATATGATGACTCCAGAATTACCAACGCAACCGCAGGATATAGCGAGGACGGCATAACATGGAGCACGTCGTCAATGGGCGCTGTTTACACATGCGCCGATATTACCCACGGCAACGGTAAATTTGTAGCGGTTAATAGTGACGGGACACACATTTATTACAGCGCAAACGGCTCAACGTGGAACAGTGTCATAATTACAACGGGAAGCATTGGCAGGGTTAACGCGCGTGTTGCATATGGAGCGGGCAAATTTGTGGTGGTTGCAGGCAACGACCAAATCGCATACAGCACAAACGGCGCAACGTGGAGCTTAACAACTGTCACGGGTGATATAGATTGTGACGTTGTAACATACGGAGGCGACAAATTTATTATATTAACAGCCGGAAGTGACAAGGCAACATATAGCTATGACGGCGTAAATTTTACCCGCGGCAAGTTTGAATTTATTGTGCCGGACGGGACAAACGTCACGGAATTAATTGCACAAACACTTGTTGATTATTACGGTATTGCATATCAAGAGGGGGTAAATAACGCATGACAAATTTTGAGATTATAAAGGCGCTGATTAGAGACAAAGGCAAAGCGGACGCGCTTGACTTACGCGCACGCGCCCCGGAAATCACGGGGACGCAAATTATAGATGAAGAGCACAAAATTCCGGCGTTTGACCCGGGAAAAGATTACACGGAATGGACGGCAGGCGCCCCCGTTTATGATGACGGGCAAGTTTACGCACTCATACAACCATATAACGCCGCACATTACCCGGATACACGCCCCAAAGACGTGCCTGCATTGTGGCGCGTTGTACACACTACTAACCCCAAAAAGGCCAAACCGTGGGTACAGCCGACAAGCACAAGCGATATGTATTTAGTCGGCGAGTGCATGATTTGGAGTGATGGGCTGGTTTACAGGTCATTGCGGGACACAAATTTTAGCCCGGCGGAATATGCGCCGGACTGGGAGGCCGTGTCAGAATAATGGAGACTATAATAAATATAATCGGAGCATTAGCCCCCGGAATAATAACCGGGGTTGTATTGTCAATTTGGAACAGGAAACAAGACAAAAACATCAGAGACAGGGAAAAAGAAATGGCTGACAACTTGGAAAATGAACTGTTTCGGCTTGATTTGGAGGTCGCAACGGCACAATTAAGTTACGCTGTTGCAATGGCATATAAAAGAGGCACACCAAACGGGGAAATGGAAATGGCAATAAAACAGTATGAAAAAGCAATGGAAAAATTCAGAAAATACGAACGAAAACAAATGGCGAAAATAAGCGCAGATTAAGGAGGCGTAAAAAATGAAAGAGCGAATTAACAAGCTGTTAACGATTAAAAGTATCGTTACGTTTATCATGACCGCTGTGTTTGCTTATCTGTCTATTATTGGCACGATAGCAAGTGACCAATTTATCACGTTGTTTACTGTTGTAATTGGCTTTTATTTTGGGTCGCAGTTTGAGAAAAATCAGAAAGAATAATGACGGAGGGATGAAACATGTTAGTATGTATTGACCCGGGCCATGCGGAAAGCACGGCGGGCAAAAGGAGCTTTGACGGGACTTTGAGAGAATACGAGTTTAACAGGGCGGTAGCGTTATATTTAAAATATCACTTAGAGCGCCACGGAGTAAAAACAATGTATTCTTGTGATGTGGAAACACAAAAAGATATATCACTTAGTAACCGCTGCAAAACGGCCAACAATGCAAAAGCGGATGTTTTTATATCAATCCATGCCAACGCGTACGGAAACGATTGGAATGACGCTAACGGCTGGGAAGCGTTTTATTACAAAAACAGTTTAGACGGCAAAACGCTTGCAAGCATGATACAAAAAGAGAGTATCGCGTTTTTGGGGCTTAAAGACAGGGGCATTAAAACCGATAGTTTGTATGTGACAAAGCATACCAAAATGACCGCCGTATTGGTTGAACATGGTTTTTACACCAACAAAACGGAGGTCGAAAAGCTAAAAGACAAAATATTCCGCGAACAATGCGCGATTGCAGATGCGAAAGGCATTTTACAATATCTTGGCATTGCGTGGGTAGAGGACGCCGAACCAATAACAAAATATTATGTTAGGGTTGAGCACTTCGGCACAAAAGAGGCCGCGCAAAACGCCAGCAACAAAATAAAAGAACAATTTGGTTGGTATAACTACGTAGGCAGCGAAACAGTAAAATAAATTACATACGTCACGGGGTAGGGCTTAGGCTCTACCCTTATTTTTTTATGCACATTTTACAAAAACAAACTTATATAAAAAAACTAATAAGAAAAGACATAGAAAGCCTCACCGTTAAACGGTGGGAGCGTGTAAAAATAATGCGATAATAATGAAAAAATAAAGAGCCGCGGAATTAATCTTTCCGCGGCATTACTATTCCAAACAGCCTTGCTTTAAAAATCCAATGCACATGTTCGGATAAGTTATAGTGTGGCACCCCCAATAGGAATCGAACCTATAACTGCCCCTTAGGAGGGGGCTGTTATATCCATTTAACTATGGGGGCTTTTTTCAAAAACTTTTATTATTATACCATAACGCAAAAGGTTTGTAAAGGGGTAAAATAA